CTCTCAATGCGCAGCTGAATCTGTCTACCGCGCGCACGCGTGCTGACAAACTGCGTGCCCGGTACGATGGGATAAGGGTCCAAAGAGCTTGGCGTTGCAGAGGCCTGTGGATAGGCACGCAAGAGCAGCCGCACTATTAGCTCCCCTACTTGACTCTTAAAGTCAGGGATGAACTTCTGCATCAGCAGCATTTGGTCACCGTCGCCAAGGTCAAAGTAGCCAGAATATATGTAGGCGTCAATTGCCACGCCGTCGGCGTCCACACCATCCTCTTGGTTATACAAGTGGCTGCGGCCTGCTGTAAGACCGTAAATCGTAGAAATGGTGGCTTCGTTGTCCAGCGGGTCGTATTCCGTGGCCAAGGGCTTGTCAAAAGTTCCGGTGTCGGTCCATGCCGTGCGGGACATAGTACCCACTGACCAGACGTTTTCCATGTAGTTGTAAGTCACAAAGCGGTTGATGTAGTCGCTGCTCAATGACGGATAGAACCACGTTACCTCGTTAAATTGGGTGTTAATGCCCACGTTCACGGCAGTCGCCTGTGCGATGTTTAAGTCTTCAAAAACAAAATCCTGCACAGTGCAGGGGAGCTTCTTGACCGTACCGTCAAACACAAAGAACGCGTCTTTGCTCATCCAATACGCCACGCCGTTAACGTCAGCCGACGCGTGGGGGCCGATGATGCCGCAGTTGGCACCCAGCTGTTGAAAGCCAAAGGTATAGGGTGGCCCGAGGAATTGTTGGCCATGGATAGACGTGTCTGTCCAAATCAGTATCTGGCCACGTGAGCGCAGCGCTGTGACAATCTCATTGCCGTCCGTGAGCCGTTGTCCGCCAGCCGTGTTGGTTGCCGTGGCAACAAAGTCCCCAATGTCTTCTTGGTCAGAAAAGCGCACAAACATGGGGTCTTGGGTTGTGGGGTCTCCCAACGTGGTCTCCGTACCAAAGCACACCAAGTGCCGGTCAGGTGTAGAGAGCAGCGCATACTTGCTCTTGGTTGGAGCTCCTGCAATGGCCGTGGCCCGCGTGCCGAGGCCCGTGTTCGGGTTCCACTCGTAGATGCCGCCATCCACTTGCTGCAAGATGAGGTTTTCACCATAGGAGTCAAATTGCCAGACTCGAGCAAACAGGGTCAACGAAGCCGAGGCAGGACGTGGCGTGCCCCAGGTGCTCAAGCCCCAAGTGCCTGTGCCCCAGCCAAAGTCAACAAAGCTGATGTCGCCACCGACGTTGATCTGGTAGGCCGCCGTGGCCGCTCCGGCCGTCGCTGCCGTGGAGGTGGCCGGGGTCGGCGAGAGGATGGTGTACGTGCCACTGGTCAATACCTCCTGAATTTCAAACTCGTTTGTCAGGGTGGCGTTGGGGATACCCCCAGGGTTGCCCGAGACAGTGCTGTAAGTGACAAAGTCCCCTTTAACCGCCCCGTGGGCCGCGTCGTTAACAACCACTGTGGTGCTGCCGTTGGTGGTGGTAAAGGTACATGCCCCAGTGGCCCGAATTGGGGTGATGTCGCCCCATGCACCGCCATAGAACGCATAGACCTTGCGGTTTGTCCCAAGGGCCGCGTAGGGCACACCGTCCAAGCCGTTCCAAGTAAATATCTCGCTGGCCGAGCCAACAAAGTTGACGAGGGTGCTACCGAACCGAGTCCATCCGCCCAGTTTCTCAGGCAGACCATAGCGAAAACGCACATAGTCACTGTCTACCCAGCCGCCTTCAGCGCCGTATTCAGTGTTCTGTTTGTCAACACCTGGTTTGAGAAAAAGCCGAAGAAGTGCCATTACCTAAACCCTGCTGTTTTCTTTGCTATGCCTTTAGGCTGTGCTACGAATTGTTTCCCGGCTTTTTTGCCAGCGCGTTTTGCACGCGTTGTCGCAGCGTATTCACTAGGGCTGAGACTTTTAATCGCAGCTTCTGGAAGGTATCGCTCACCTGTTTTACTAGACGGTTTTCCACTTTTGGTTCTCCATTTTTGATCGCCCCAATCTTTGAGGCTTTTTTGAGGGGCTTTCAATCTCGATACCCCCCACCTGAGGCCTTGTACTTTTTAGCGACCAGCTGTGCTTTTCTCGCGGACCACTGGCCTGCGCCAGTGCCCTGAGTTGCTGCGGCTTTTACCTGAGACACAATCTTTTTACGTAAAGTTGGTTTTGTATAGTTGCCCGCAGCGTTAACAGTCGATTTTTTGGTCGTTGTTTTCTTCATGTAAATCTCAATTACATTGTTGCCCCTGCCGCAGCAGGAACGGTAGTAATCTCAATGGCCACTGAGCGCTGAAGGCTTAACACCTGCCCACAATCCGAACAGGTATCTGCCTCTAGTTCAGACTCGTCCAGGTCATAGCCACACGCAGCACAAAGCACCTCTATGGCATGCGCCGGCTCAATAAGGCCCTCAGGCAGCGCTCTAGAAAGATTCTGTAGCTTCATTGTTTACCTCGCTTTTCATACATTTTACGCAACCAGGCCAGGTAGGTAAACCGTTTTGCCGTCTTGTTTGACAGCGGTCAGCGACTGCTTCTTCAGATTTGCAGGGTCATAGGACACATGAACCCAACCGCTGTCCGGGATACTCTGAGTATAGAACTCAAGGATAACTTGAGTAAAGGCTAAATTATCACGAATCCACTCGGCCAACTCCGCATTGGGCACGCCAGCAATTTCAATGTCCGCAGCCTGCCCCTTGCAATGGTCCGAGGTCCGCGAACCGCCGACCTTGGCATTTACGTCAGGGCTGCGGTAGCCAGAGTTCACCTTCACGCCTTTTTGGAAGTGGTCACGGATGGGCTGAAGCACCTTGCCGGCGAGCTCGGTCAGGTTTCCTGTTTCTACCGGGCCAGGGCTGTTTTCCATGTCATAGCGCAGGGCTGTCTCAGACTTGACCAGCTCGTGCAGCGAAAAGTTTTGCGTTAACTGTGTCATTTCATATCCTTCAGTTTCTGAATCTCACTGCCCTTGTCTTTGGAGCCTTGAGAACTGCCACGATGGAAGTTCAAAACCGTTCCGCACATGGTAATTAACGACCCAAGCGCCATGTACACCAACTCCTTGTTGGTATCCGGTACACCTTTTATGAATGCAAACCAAGCCAAAAAAATAGTGGCAGAAACAATCCCAATGTCCAGCACATAGGCCGTGTTCTTAGCCAACCACGCTGCGCTGGTGGACTCTTGAATCTTGGCATTCATATCCCGAGCGCTGTCGGTGTTGGCGTTGTCCAACTCGAGCAGCTTGGTTTCGTTTGCCATCTTCGCCAGTTCACCGTTTTGCTGCATCTGAAACAGTTCAGCTTTGGCCTTTTCAGCAGCAATCGGGTCAGGCAAAAAACGGTCAATGAGTTTGCCCCCAATAGCGGCAAGTGGGTTCAGGTCACTCAAGGTCATTGTTTACTCCTAGATAACATGGTTGCGGCAATACTCAGCATGGTTCGTGCTGATTCTAAGTTTTCGGGTTCGGTTTCCCATCCCACGGTTATCTGCCCCACAAACCGCCCCGGTTCAGGTGGAACACTGATTCTGCAAGTATAGGTAACGCCCTTGTTGATGTACCAAATACCCATCTCAGACTGCGCTGTGCGGTACTCACCGCAAGGGATTTCGTTTGCCATCAGCTTCACAACGTCGGCGTTATTGGCTGCGTTGTTTGTAAACAGTCCGACATCCAGCCCGTCATTGGTTTTGTCTCTGCCGTCCTTGGCGTAGGCTCGGTACAGTATGCGAGTCCCGAACATTGGGTTGACTTTAAACACCGCAACGATAGTGGCGTTGGTGGTCTTAAACAGGTGGGCAGAAGCATCCTCAACACGGTCCTCGGCAATGCTGGGTATCTTCTTGGATTCTTTGTAAGCCCCAATAAGTAGGTCTTGGTTCGTGTAAACAAAATAGCCAGCGAAAGCAACTACGCCCATGACAAGGATGGCAGCAAGTTTAAATGGCGAATCCACATACCCAAGAACTTTGTCAAGGGTTGAATTGGCGTTTAAAGTTCCTTCGCTCATAGCTTCCCT